GTCCTGCCCTTTGGCGACTTTGTAGGCGATCCGCATGGCCTGTTCCCACGCCCCACCGAACAGCTTGTTCTTGCGTTCGACTTTCTTCACCAACCGGCTCTCGCTGGACTTGATCGCTTCAGCCGACGCCGGGTTATCCGAAGAGAACGACAGGTACTGCGGCGGCAACCCGGTGTACGCGGCGGCTTTCCGATCCAAAGCGTCGAGGGCGTCAACGAAGTTGCGTAGCTCCGCGGCGGAGAACTGGGTGGCGTTGGCATCCACATCCTCAAACGCCAAAATCCTCGACATGTACGCGTCGAACAGCTGCTTACCCGTCTCCGGGTCCACCCCCAAATCTTCCGGTTTCACCCCGAAGATCAGTCTCTGCGGGATGGCCATCAGTTCCGCTGTTCCCTGCATGTCCATCAAAATGCGTGCAGCCGCGTCGGTGATCGACCGGACCTCCGGGCTGATCTCCGACGTGCCATACGTGTCCGACAGCCGGGTGCGGTTCGCCATCGGGATGACCGGGACGAACCCCAACGAATGCTTCACCCGCGACACCTGAATCCACCGGCCCCGCTCCCGAACCCACTGCACCGTCACATCAGGCAGATACAGGGTCGACGCCACCAAACCGGAACGCTCATCGTCATACACAGCGCGGATCGCTTTGGTGACCTCACGGGTCCGCGGATCAATCACCGCATGCAAACTCGTGGGGGGCTCCACCCGGATGATCGGAACCTCCGGGTCGACATTCACATCAGTGCGTGGGTCCGCCGCCGCCACCGTGATGTAGGCACGCCCATAGATCAGGGCGTCGGTGTGACCCAGCGTGGCCTCCACATCGAGGTCGTTAGCTTGCCACCAGTCCCACAGCTGAGCGTCGCCGTTGTCGGCGCCGCCCATGCGGAACCCCTCCAACTCCTGGCGCTCCGCGATCGCATCCACATACAGGCGCGGGTACCCCACGTGCGCCAGCAGCCGGCGCATCTCCACCGGGACGGCGATACCGATCGCGTCTGGCCTTTTCTCGGCGTCGTAGTAGGCGCGGCTATCCCGGAAAGGGGTTTGCGTGGCTTCAAAAACACTCAGAAGCGCCTCACGCATGTCCTCAATGTCAGCCACTGGCGTTAACTCTCTCTGTAGTCGGCAATCACCCCGGAAGAGGTCACTTGATGACCGACACCCTTCTGCTTCTAGCTTTCCTCGACATCAGGTACTCCTGGCGGGCACCGAAAGCTAAAACCCCGCACACCGCGGCGTCGATCTTCTTCGATGAATCTTTCGACGCCTTACGGATGGTCACCGCATCGAAGTTCGTCGGGTTGCGGCGGGCGTTCAACACATGCTGGCGCAGAACCGGATTCCCGTCGTGGGTCATCTCCCGCTCCAAAACAGCGTCGAGGAACCGTTCGCAGTCCAACGCGAACCGTTTCTTCACCTGGCCGCGCATATCGAACGCCACCGGGTTCCCCGGGGAAGCGTTGACCTTCAGCACCCGTTTGAAGTCCCGGCCCCACGCATCGACATAACTTTCGAACATGTGAACATCGGCGCGGAACGCCACCACATCGAACCGTTCGAAGCAGGAGCGGACCACAGCGTCCACATCGGTGCGGGGAACTTCACCGCCGTACATCTCCGGGTTCCACGCCTTGATCAGGAACAGGCAGCCGTCCTCGATGCGGCACGCCACCAACGCCGACCAGTCCCCGGACTTCGACCCGTCGAACCCCAACGTGACCCGCTCACCCTTGCCCAGGGCAGCGGCCGGGTCTGCCACCGCATCCCACTCATACGGGGCGATCCACGAATCCTCCGCGGCGTTCAACTGATTCAGATGCTTGCGGCGGGACTCCGTCACCGGGTTCCGCACATCCATCACAGCGTCGACGATCTCGTCGACGGGCAGCCACACCGAATCACCGCGGGCGATCTCGATGCCCTCCCGTAGCTTCGCCACCCCCAGCTCGTACCCATCGGGGTCCTCGGTCAGCGACGGGATCTCCGACACCGGGGTGTCCGCCGGCGCTTCCAAAGAGTCGTACAACACACCAACATCGACGGCCTGGCCCGCTCGCACCAACTGGAAAGCGTCGTAATCCCGCTCAGCGACGCTGTCCTCGCCGGGGATGTGGGCGTTGCACAACGACAACTTCCTGGACCCGGGAACCTTCGTCACGTTCCCGCTGATCGCGTTCGACAACGCGTGCCCGCCGTTGGACTCCTGCCACAGCTGCGTCTCGTCCTGAATGACGAACGTGGGCCGGTTACCTTCCAGCGACGTCGCGCTGGCCGTGCATGACTCGATCCGGCCGCCAGCGCCGCTGTAAATGATGGTTTTGCACACCTCGAGCTTGTACTGCTGGCGCAGCTTGTCGGTGATCAGCACCGGGAACATGCTGAACAAGTTCCTGGTCTGGTCATGGGAACACGCCACCGCGGTCACCCACGCCGCGAACCGCTCCTTACCGACCGGTTCGCCACGTAAATCGAAGTGGCTGAACGCCACCGGCCCGCACAGCTCCGCCAACGCGATAGCCGCGGCGAACGGGTTCTTACCCCAGCCCTTGCAGCGCCGAAGAGTCGCAGAAGGATACGTGTAGGTGCCGTCCTCGTTCACCGCGTACAAGTGCAGAGCGAAACGTGTCTGCTCCAACGTGGGAAGGAAAAACCCCTCCCCGTCCGGGGAACGCAGGTAGTTAGCCCACCAGTTCAGGATCCCCCACCCCAGAGTGCGTTCCGGGATGAACCACGACCCGTCAAGGGTCTTCCGCCACGTCGGGCCTTCGATGTTCGGTGGCGCCGGGAGCAACACTGACTCGTCCACTCCCACCACCTCCTGAGTCCTTGTTCTTGGTGCGGCAGTACGCCACGTTCTTCCAATGGAACCTGTACGTCACACGCTCGTTCGACAACACGAAGAAGTCGCCAACCAACTCCAGCTCACCAACCAGGGACACCGACTGGCCGTTGTTCAACAGCACCGTGTGCTCCATCAGATGATCGGTAGGAGCAGCATCCTGACGAACGCGGAACCCAGCAGCAGGAACGCCAAAGACCCCAACGCCAACTGAATCTTCGGGCCGGTGAACTTTGTGGCCACACTCCCGAAGAACAACACCAGGGCGAACATGATCGTCAGCATCGTGTACTTGCCCGACACCGAGCTGTAGATGCTGGACTCGGCCAGCAACTCCTCAGCCTTAGCTGCGAACCGCTCGGACTTCTCCTGCCCCGGAGGGATATAGGAATCCAACCCCATTGGGGTGCCTTTCGGCAGTTTCCCGTCAGCGGGGTCAACAACACCCAACCACGTTCCCTGCGCCTCGTCTAACTCCGGGGAGAACCGTTCAACGATGAACGCGGCGAAGTCATCCCGGCCGAGGAGGACAGCTTTCTGCCACTCGATCCACACCGACGCATCCACGGATGTTTGCTCCGCGCCGCGGGCAGCCCACCTGGCTGAGTCGGCACGCAACACGTTGGACTCCGACACCAAACCGGAACCCTTACCACCCCAACGGGACGACTCAAACGACGCCCACGTCGCGGAGATAGCGGCCACAGCCATGATGATCGCCATGATGTTCTCGAACCATCGTTGGCGGCGCTCCGGGAGTGTTTCGACGTGATCCTTCGCCGGGGCGGCGAACAGGAACTCCCGCACCCCGGTCACTGACGAACCTGCATCCGCATCACGTACGACATGCCGGTCTGAATGACGGTCTTCAACATCATCACTCCCACAAGGGTCCACAGTTCTTTGTCGAACAGGTCCGCGTCCGGGCCGATAAGCGTTGCCCCGGCAGCCAAAGCCGCGAAACCGATATCGACCGCCGCACCCTGAATGAACGTCCTCGTGGTGGCGGGGCCACCGGAGAACGATTCCTCGAGGTGTTCGACTTGATCCTCAAGTTTGTCGGTTCGCTTATCGACGGCTTTCTCGATCGCTTTCTGCGTGTTCGCCACGAACTGTTGTTTGTTCTGCTGAACCGCTGTGTTCACAGCCTCTTTGATGATTGAGTTCAGATCAAACGCCGGCGCCGCAGGAGGTGCTGGTGGTTGGTACTGCGGTGGTGGTTGATACTGCGGGATAGGGGCGTGGCTGTAGGTGTAACCCGGTGCCTGCACAACGTCGTACTGCATCTGCTGTGGGGGTGCCGGGGGTGCCACCGGTCCGGGTGGCGGCGGGGCGGGCCGTGGCGGTTGGCTTTCCCACGGCATCATCGTCGGTCAATACCTCCTAGAAACTGTTACGGGTTTCCTCATAGAGGGCTCGGGCATCAACCCCGCTGCGCTGACACAACTCGAACACCAAACGCTGAGTCAACAAACCTTCGGCGCGGACGTTCAGCAGCAAGCTGTGATCGTCCTCCTCCACGCTGTGATGCCAAGGACGCCCAGTCAGCGGGGTACCCGGAGCCAACGACGGAGCCGGATGCTCAGGAGCCGGCGGAGGTGGTGGTGGTGGTGGTGCAGGTTCGTGAACACCAGGCTCCCGGGCACCATCCAACACCGGCAAAGGATCCAACTTCGCCCCCGGATCGTAACCACGCGGCATGTACGACAGATGCAGATGCGCAGCCACACCACCGTTCGTGCCCTCATTGGGGTTGATGATGCCGATCTGCTGACCAGCCTGAACTTTCGCACCCACAGTGAGGTTGGACTCCCGAACGATGTGGCCGTACTCCCACACCCCGCCGCCCTCGCTGTCATCGGAGTCGATGACAAGCCAGCCGCACGGGTCGGGGCCGCCGTACCCGGCCGCAGCACCGCTGAACGTCACCGTCCCCGACTGCACCGCGAAAACGGGGCGGTCCCCAGCACCGCCGTGGAAACCGAAATCCACCCCAGTGTGGATCGTGCCCCACCGAGGCCCAAACGGGGACGTGACAATCCGATCCGCTGTGACCGGCCAAAAACGGCCCTGAGTGGCGACTGGGGCGGGACCGGGCAGAGCCGGGGCGTGAACGCTGCCATGCGGCCTCGCAAAGCAGTACCCCTTGCCCGCCGCCAAAAGGACGGTCTGCGCCAAAGTCAGCCAGTAACCCCACTTACCGGGGGTTGACGGCCCACCGGAGTCGGTGATCCACACCGACCGCTGACCGTCCTCGTCGCTGTATCCATGCGCCGAAACATAGTGGTAGGTGGTTCCGAAGTTGTAGAAGTTCGGCGCCGGCCCTGAGCCTTTGATCGGGAACGGGATATTCGATAGGGGGGCAACGAAATTGATGACCAGGCCGAAGCCCCCGTCGATGCTGGTCCGCAAGTGGTCCCAGAACGTTTCAACCTCAGCCTGCGTCGGCGGGTCGTTGGGAAGCGGCACAGTGATGTAGTCGGCGTTGTGGACGTACTCGTTGAGGACCCGCTCAATGAGCCCAAGGTGGTCTGTGCCGCCCTCATGGGTTTGGCACTTCGCCGCCAGGACATGCTCATCGACGTGGATGCCCCTGACCGACAGGCACATCTGTGCGCTGGCCGGCCCGCACCAGTACCCGGTTTCCTGGGCCGCCAGATCGGCGTTATAGGGAAGGATTTTCTCGGCCATTGGGTGTCACCTCCCTGCAGGTTCTTAAACATCAGTCGTCGTCGGCGGTGCCCTCAAACTCAGGCTCAGGCTCGGGCTGCTCCACTCCCAGTGCGGCATCGAAGTTCCGCAACTCGGCCCTCAACGCGTTCGCCCGCGCCTCGTCATAGGCCGGGGACTCGCTTTTCACATCCGGGATTTCGGCCACACCCAACCGGTCCCGAAGCTCACCGGCCAACTCCGGGTGCGCCTCCAACACCGCGAGCGTCGCGGCGAGCTTCGCCTGCAACTCCGCGAAAGCCGCATCGTACTTAGCCATAACTGGTTCTCCTTCACCAAGTTTCGAGCGCGGCCCTGCGCCACGCATGAGCCGTGCCATCACCTGTGTAGATGTACAAATGGTTGCCGTCCTCAGCCCACATCCCAGGAGCACCGGCGGTGGCTGAGTTGGGCGGAACGGTGGTCTTCACACCAACCGGGAACGTCCGCGCTGACCCTGTAGGGCTGGCATCAGCACCTACGTTGACTGTGACAGCGCCTTTGCCCTGCGGGGCCAAAGCGATCCCCACATCCGCCAACGAGCCAGAAACTCCACCGATCTGCACGAATGGAAAATCGTTTCTTGCAGTCCGAACCTCCACATACCCTTCAGGATCGCCCGTTGACCAACCTTGAACGGCAAACAGCGTTTTTCCAGCGTCCTTGAACTCCACAATTTTGGCGTTAATCGCCGGGTTGTTCAACGTCGGATCGTTCAAAAGCGGGGAAGTCAACGTCGGGAAGGTCAGCGTCTTATTCGCAAGGGTTTGAGCAGCCGTGGTGGTCACCACCGGCACGTTTCGTGCAGTCACCACACCCGAACCCATCGGGAACAAATCAATGCCCGTATTCGCGGAGTTGTCCGCTGGCGTGGCATTGGAGAGCGCCTGGA